GACGCAAAAACCGCAGTTCACAAGCATGAGAAAAACATGCACCCCGGCAAGCCCACGACCAAGCTGGCCAAAGGCGGCAAGACCAACGCTCAGATGAGGGCTATGGGCCGAAATCTGGCCAAGGTCGCAAACCAGAAGAAGTCCTCTTTCACCTATAAAAAGGGGGCTTGATCATGGCCAAATACAGTATGAAGAGGGACGGCAAAGAAGTCGGCCCCGCCTCCGTATATGCGGAGCCACACACCATGCAGGGCAAAAAGGTGAAGGCCGAGACCAACCCCGGCTCAAATCCCAATCGAAGCAAGCTCGATACCGTGAATATGGTGGTTGGCAACATTGCGAGAAATGAGCCGGCCGTAAAAACCAGCGGCATCAAGATCCGCGGGACCGGCGCGGCTACCAAGGGCGTGATGGCTCGTGGCCCGATGGCATAAGGTAAAAATTTTTACCTTATAGGAACAGCATGAACTACACCCAGTTGAGCGCAGCCATACAGGCGTACACGGAGAACCCGAGTGCGGACTTCGTGGCGCAGATTCCTACGTTTGTTCAGCAGGCGGAGCAGCGCATCTACAACTCGGTGCAGTTCCCGTCAATCCGCAAGAACATGGTCGGGACCACGACGGCCAACAACAAGTATGTAGCCGCGCCCACTGATTTCTTGGCCGTGTACTCCCTCGCCGTTGCAACCAATGTCACGGGCGGAGACATCAACACTGGAACATACGAATACTTGCTCAACAAGGATGTCAACTTCATCCGGCAGGCGTATCCAACTCCAAACAGTACGGGAACGCCGCGCTACTACGCTTTGTTTGGTCCGGCTGTTTCGGGGGCCACGATCACGAACGAACTGACCTTCATCCTCGGGCCGACCCCGGATGCGAACTACTACCTTGAGCTCCACTATTACTATTACCCAGAATCCATTGTGACGGCAAACACCACATGGTTGGGTGATAACTTTGACTCCGTGCTGCTGTATGGCTCTCTGGTTGAGGCCTACACCTACATGAAGGGTGAGCAGGACATGATGCAGTTGTACAACCAGAAGTACATTGAGGCATTGGCTTTGGCGAAACGTCTGGGCGATGGCATGGAGCGTCAGGATGCCTACAGGTCTGGTCAGGTAAGGGCTCAGGTAAGCTGATGAGCATACTTCAAGGCGCAACCACATCCTTCAAAGTTGAGCTGCTGCAAGGCGTTCACAACTTTGGCCCCACTTCGCCCAACACGTTCAAGATTGCGCTGTACACGGCCAACGCAAATCTAGATCTCAGTACGACCACCTATTCAACAGCTAATGAGGTTGTAGGCACCGGTTATGTTGCTGGCGGCAACACATTGACAGTTAACGCGGGGCCAACCTCTGGAAACAATAGCTACAACTTTCCAACGGCTTACATCTCGTTTGCAAATACATCTTGGTCTGGAGCGTCATTTACTGCTCGTGCGGCATTGATTTACAACTTCACTCAAGGCAACAAATCAGTGGCTGTGCTGGACTTCGGGTCTGACAAAACTGTAAGTAACAACACTTTCCTAATTACTTTTCCGACCGCAGACGCCAACAGCGCGATTGTGAGGATTTCGTAAGGACTGCTTGATGATCACAACGACTAAAGGCATGATGGACGAGGCCTTGCTTGAGAAAAAAGAGGGCTTCGTCGATAATGAGAACGAGTACACGACATGGGTTGAGTACTGGTTGGACGGCGAAATTGTCCACCGGTCTGTGCATGTGACACTCAAACAGATGCCTTCGGTCGGCGTAGAAGCCGCATCGTTTAATTAAAGGAGCCAAACATGGCAAACACTCAAAGCATGTGTACGTCGTTCATGGGGGAACTCCTGACGGCCACCCACAACTTCACCCCTAGTACTGGCGACACTTTCAAGGCCGCTCTGTATGAAGCCACCGCAACGTACAACGCAGCAACCACGGCGTACTCGACGACCGGGGAAGTCACGGGCACAAACTACACCGCAGGTGGAGTCACCGTAACCAACGCAACTGCTCCGACATCGACCAACTCAACGGCAACGGCGGGCGTGGCGTACTGGACCCCTTCCGCGTCAATTACGTACACCAACGTGACGCTCACCACGGCGTTTGATGCTGTGCTGATTTACAACTCCACCAAGTCAAACAAGGCAGTCAGCGTGCACACGTTCGGTTCGCAGACGGTGACGGCAGGCACGTTTGCCCTGACGATGCCGACTAACAACACGACGAACGCTCTGCTGCGTCTGGCTACAACCTGATGGGGCGGCGGGACAATCCCGCTGAGTAGCTATGGCGTTTGGAATATCCCCGTTCGCAGGTGAACCGTTTTCAGCCGCTGGCGGCGCGGCTGCACCGGGCGGCGTCACTTTAACGGGTGTTGTTGCAAACGGCTCTCTTGGCGTTGCTGCGCCATCTACGGCTCGGGATGCCACAGGGGTTCAGGCCAGTGGAGCGGTTGGGTCGATCACGGCGATCGCTGTTTCTGTAGCATTGTCTGGTGATTCGGCAGAAGGTTCTGTCGGCCTGCTCAGTATCTCGCCAAACATCACCATTGCGGGCGATCACGCTGATCTTTATGCTGGTGTAGCCGCCGCTTCTCATACGGTTGCAATTTCCGGTGTCAGCAGTTCAGAAGCGGTTGGCAGCGTTGTTGCTCGGTTGGAGCCAACCCTTGCCGGGGTTCAGGCCAGTGGCGCAGTCGGATCGGTGGAATTTGCGCAGGCGGTGGCCCTTACGGGGGTACAGTCGGCGGGCGCGGTTGATAACGTAACCTTTACCTACGTTGCCCCTTTGACCGGAGTTTCGGCAAGCGGCGCTGTTGGGTCGGTGGTGTTCGTGAAAACGGCAGCTCTTACGGGCGTGCAGGCTGCGGGCCAAACGGGCACTGTTGGGCTTTCATACTGGTCTCTGATCAACGATGCTCAAAACCCGAACTGGGGTTTAATTGATGACAGTCAGAGCCCGAATTGGCAAAATGTGGGTAACTCACAGAGTCCGAACTGGGTGAACGTGGGAATGACGGTGTAAGGATAAATCATGGCGCTTGTCATAGCAGATCGGGTAAAGGAAACCACCACCACAACGGGCACGGGGACAGTCACGCTCGCTGGTGCAGCTACTGGCTTTCAGTCTTTTGCAGCGATCGGCAACGGCAACCAGACCTACTACACGATTGCGGGCCAATCTGGCGGCGAGTGGGAGGTTGGGATCGGCACCTACACCTCCTCTGGAACAACGCTCTCGCGTACCACGGTGCTGTCGTCAAGCAACTCCGGCAGTCTGGTCAACTTCAGCGCAGGCACGAAAGATGTGTTCGTCACATACCCGGCTGGCAGGGCCGTAGAAAGGGATACGTCCAATATCCTCACGCTGGATGCTGGCACCACTACGGTGCCCCCACTGGCGTTTCAGTCCGGCACGAATTTGACCTCTGCCACCGCAGGGGCGGCGGAATACAACGGAACGACGTTGTTCTTCACGCCGTCTGGTACGCAGCGCGGGATTGTTCCGGGAATGCAGTATTTCAGGCTCAACGGCGCTCTTGCTGGGGCCAACGTCAACACGGCGCAAAACGTCTTTGGTGTTGGCTGCACTTTGTCGGCCAGCACTGTGTACGCTTTCGAGGCGGTGTATGCGTTTAGCAAAACATCGGGCGGCACTTCCCATTCATTCGGCATCGGGTTCGGTGGAACGGCAACGCTCAACAACATTGCCTATCAGTTGAACGGCCAGTACAACGGCACGGGGTTTAATGTAACGACAAGTTCTGTAGGCAACCTGCAAGTCAACTTTGTTCAGTCGGCCAGCAACTTTGTTTTGGTAACAGGCGTCACCACAAACGCATACTTCATGTTCATCGTTACCGGTACGGTGTCTGTGAATGCTGGAGGCACGTTTATCCCACAGTACACGCTGAGTGCAGCTCCCGGCGGAGCCTACTCAACAGCGGCTGGAACTTATTTCAGAATCCACCCCATCGGGGCGGCGGGCAGTAATGTCAGCGTAGGGACGTGGGCATAAAGACCAAACATGAGCATCGTACAAAGGAACTGAAATGGCTAGTACGTTTTCCAGCCTCAAAATTGAACTCATCGGCACGGGCGAACAGTCTGGTCTTTGGGGTGTCACGACCAACAACAACCTTGGCGTAGCCATTGAGCAGGCCCTTGTCGGAATGGCCACGCTAGACGCGGCTGACTTCACTGCCAACGTCTGCACGCTCACGCTCACCAACACCAATGCCGCGCAAGATGCTCGGGCGTTGTGTCTGAACATTGCGTCGGGCGCTGTTTCCGCTGCTGGCACGGTCAACGTCCCCGCGATTCAGAAGCCCTACATCGTCATAAACGGCTCCAGCTTTGCAGTCACTGTCAAAGTTTCCGGTCAGACTGGCGTAGCGGTCCCTGCTGGCACCCGCACGGTGGTGTACAACAACGGCACGGACGTTGGTGCGCAGATTACGTACCTGACGGCTCTTGCGCTTGGAAGTGCCTTGCCGGTGGCCTCTGGTGGAACGGGGCAAACCACCTACACAGATGGTCAATTGCTGATCGGCAACAGCACCGGCAACACGCTCACAAAGGCCACGCTCACCGCTGGGTCCGGCATCACGATTACAAACGGCGCAGGGGCAATCACGATTGCGGCCAGTGGGGGCGGCAGCGGCACTGTTACTTCGGTGGCTGGTGCGGGCACCGTCAACGGCCTTACCCTCACCGGCACAGTCACGACAACTGGCAGTCTGACGCTGGGTGGCACGTTCCGCTACAACATCCAAGTTGTCGGCGTCAACACCGCCGCCACAGCAAACAACGTGTACGTGCTGACTGCGGGCTCGATAACCATCACGCTTCCGGCCACCCCGACCGCTGGTGACATCGTTGGCTTCTCCAATATGTCCGGCGCTACGAACATCGTAGTTGCCCGAAA